TTTTAAGATGTTTCATACTATAATACAAATCAAGATGTTGATTTAAAGGTGTATGTTCTAATTGATGAATAATAAAATCAATTTGTGAATTTGCTGCTTGCATTCTACGAATATCTTGTTTACGTTCATGTTCATGCATCATAAATTTAAATTCATCACTTTTTGATTGAAGATATTCATCTGAATTAACTTGTTGTTCTATTGGTTCTTCAGGTAATGCGGATGCTTCCATTTCACATCTACCATGCTCACGATCTTCATATACTTCAAGTACTTCATCATGTTGTTTAACCATATCTTCACGCATATCAGAACAAGATTGACGATTGATATTATAAGGTAAAATTGTAATTATATTCGAATTTACATTACGTTTCTGCCAATATTCATAACCATCATGACTATTGACATCATTTGATGGTAAAGCATATGAATGATACGGTTGAAAATCAAATCTAGCTTCACTATTATTAAATTTTTCCATCTGTGTTTCTCCATGTTCACTTTCATCATCATAATTGTCAAGTGGCATTCGACGTCTACGTTCTTTATCTTTCGACCGAACTGAATCTTGAAACATATCAGCCATTTCTTCACTTTCTACATCTGAAACAGGACTTTCATAATCAATTCTGATAACTTTAGAATGCCAACAAACTTCAATACCACCTGGAAAAACACGATTAAATTCATTATCATACAATTCTTCATATGTTGGTGGTAACCATTCATGACATAATGATTTTATCTTATTACGATGTTTACGACCTTCAAGATGTATAAGCCAATTTGATTGACATGGTATTTTAACATCACATGGTTCACATCGCACCTCAATCATTTTTTGTTGTTCTTTAACCCATTCACATTTTGCACGACAATCAATCTCACAAATATGAAATTCATTAGGATGACATAAACATCGAACACGTTCTTTATAAAGCTCCAATGTTAAATCTTGTTTTGCAAAATTTGGTTGAATATTTTGAGGAACATATTCAACAACAGGTTGTTCATGCACAACTGGAGATGGAATATGAATTTGAGTTGTATCTAAACGCAATCTTTCACGCCGAACCAATTGTTGTAATCCACTTGGCATAAAAGTATTTCCAAATATAATTTTCATAATTTCACGAACAATTGTACTTTCATTGAATAATAATGCTGATGTTTCATGTAATAATCGTCGTAAAATAGGTTCAATAACTCTAATCAGTGCTCTAATTTTACGAATAAATAAAGCTTCAAGTTCAGTTTCATTTTGTCCCATTACATCTTCAATTTGTATTTCAGTATCCATTTGTGTTTCTCCAACTTCAGGAAAAGTTTCCAATTCAATTCCAGTAATATAAGATTCATACTTATTGATATCAATCATCTTATATTCTTTTCCAGGTTTAGCATAAAAATCAGGATACATAACATAACGACAATATTCATAATTAAATAAACGAGTGTCATCAATCATATACCGATTATATTGCAAATCTTGAAAATAACCACGAAAACGATCTCGATATTCTTGAAATATCGCTTTCCCAAGATTAGAAACTTCAAATAACATTGTGTTAACTTGATTAGTAAGATCTTCTAATGATTCTGGTTGATATTCACACCAATAACACATATTTTTAATCACTTTATCTTCTAATGGTGCTAAATAAAGTTTTGTTTTGGCATCAAGTGCAAATCGACGCTTCAAAAAAGTAATTTTAGAAAATGGAACAAGCAATTCAACAATTTCT